CTAAGGATTTTTTAAAATACCAGCACACCATAACCCAACCCCAATTTTTCTATGTGAATTCGTAGCATTTAAAACACCAGCCGTATTAATTTGCTGTACTCCTGACGACAGCACCACAGTAATGCGTACAGTTCCAGAAGTAATGCCCCAATATAGCGGCGAGGTTGATATCGTTTGAAATGCATCAACATTGTCATGCAATACGTGAAAAGACGTATCGGTAATGTCTAGAATTGGATTGGAAGTTTGAATTGCTGCTGAACTATTTCTAAACCAACCCCGAAAAAATAACATACCGTCAATTTTTGCTGCTTGAAGATTGTGAGCATCAATTGCTGAAAATAATGTTCCGATTGTTTCCACATTCACCCACTCAATCGAACCACTGGCGTTGTTCAATTGTGATTGTAATTTAATTAGCGCTTGAACAATTGTATCTGTAGGAGATATCTGGTCTGCATTCAACACATCGACGTTATTCAAAGTCGTTTGACGCACACGCTCGGAAGTGAAATATAAATTAGTTGATCCCTCGGCAACTGCATCGGTATTCGATCCAACGTTGACAGCAATGATGACCCAATTACTATCTGTACTATCCCAAATCGCCTCCATAACTCCGAATGTTTCGTTCTCTTTGATATGTGCATAGTCACCATCGATCGCGGTTGGGACTTGAGTTGATAAGTTGATATAGCTCGTAAACAAACCGCGGAAGTGTTGGACATAGTCTGTTGCATCGAGTTTTGTACTTGATAATGCATTGATCTGTGTTTGTAACTGTTCTATGAGTACGGGATCACCCGCTGGTCCACGTGGACCAACTGGTCCTTGTGTTCCTGTAGTAAGCACGTTTGTTGTGGTCACAACAGTATCGATAATAATTGTACTCATCGAGTGACCTCCTTAGACAATGTAACTTCGCCCTCCAATAAACGAATCACATCGTTATTAGGTGCGACCATCTCTAAGTCATATACACATGATTCAAAACTAAATGCAGACGTATGCTGATCTGAGATAAATAGCTCGATTTTTCCATCAAGAATATCTGTAAAAGTGATGCCACCATTTTCTGTCGTCAGTTCGTGAATCACCGTTGGCGAGTCAATCGGGTTACGCATCTGCATTCGTGCAGTGTATCCAGTCAAATTTACTGGTACACCATTGGTTTTCCAGTCCAACGATTGTCTAAACGTTGCACCTTGTTCAATTCTTAATTTAAGTTTGGCAGCTGGCATTGCTAGTACTCTTTCAAGCATTTAGCAAAAGAATAGACCCACTATATAAGTGGGTCTTTTAAAGTAGTTTAAAACTTGCTTCAGTAATTCATAATGACGATTTCAGATGAGCTTTTAGACTTTGATTCAGCAGAATGACCAACTGAATATTTGATTTTCAATTGTTCAATATTAAAGTCTTTAAACACTTGTCTCATGTCAGCATGATCATTCAATGAGATCATCATTTTACCTTTCGCGTTGCGCATGCACTCAGCGAGTTGTTCGTACTGATCCAAACCAAACTCGACGTTATAGCCTGTGAGTTGCCAATAAGGAGGATCGGCATAGAAAAAAGTGTGTGGTCGATCATAGCGTTTAAAACAATCAAGCCAGCTCAAGTTTTCAATGAAAGTACCTGCTAAACGAATATAAGCATCAGAGAGTGTTTCTTCGATTCTAAGTAGGTTTGGTGCTTTTGAAGTCGTTGCTGTCCCAAAATTCTGACCATGGCGTTTGGCACCGAATGCGTGTTGCTGAAGGTAATAAAATCGTGCTGCACGCTGTATGTCAGTCAGACCTTCACAATAAGCATTTTTAAGCCACTTGAACATTTGCCGACTGGTCAATGCCCACTTGAATTGCTTGATAAATTCTTCAAGATGATTTTGAACTACGCGATAGAGATTGATTAATTCACCATCCAAGTCATTAATGACTTCAACCTTGGCTTGCTCATCTCTCAAGAAATATAAAGCTGCGCCACCACAGAACAATTCGACATAACAGCTATGATTTGGGAATTTTGGAATCAAGTGCGACGCCAGTCGACGCTTACCACCCATCCAAGGGATGATTGGGCTAGTTTTCATACAGTTTCACCTTGTGCAAAAGCTTTTCATTTTTGTATGCTCAGTGAATCGTGATCACGATTGCTGGGCTTGCTTATGACACTCAGACTGTCATGAGAGTCGCTGGCTGTTGACGCAGTCAGCGACTCCCAGTATTAGCTATAAGTTATCAATGAATTTGGCGGTTACATGGAACACCTCTCAAGCTTCATTAGCAGTTAGTTCATAACAATCAACAATGAAACTTGAGAATAAGACTTAGCTCTTCACCAAATCTTTTAAACTACTTTAAAACTTACAACACTGTGACTGTTGTTATAAAAGCTTGATGGCTTTTTAATGCTTCACGCTGTGATTCAAGTTCAATACGCACAGGATTATTTACGTTTGGTTCTGTGCCTTCAGTACCATCAACCGTTTGAATTTTGAATCCATTTAAGTAAGTCCCAAAAAAACCTAGACCACCAATATAAAGATCCCTCTCTAAAGCTGAGGTGGCATTTAATGTACCGTCAACAAAAAGATCATCAAATGAAAAGCGCACGATTCCTGTTGATGCATCACGTTCAATTTTGACGTCATGGTAATTTCCATCAACGATATTCGTTGCTAAATCAAAATCAAGAATTTCAGTAAAACCTGAAGTTGGATCAAAGTTCTTGAGCGTTAAAAAGTCCAATCGCATTGATTCAATAAGATTAAAAATCGTCATTGATAAGTTATCACTCAAAAATTTAGCTCTAAACTCAATAACGAAATTCTTATCTCTTAAAGCAGTGTGATTTTGTATACGGAGCATTGGTACACAGAATCTTGCCGCCGATCCACCACGCGCAGTAGCATCTGTTTTAATCATGATCGTGGCAGTATTTGTTATTGTCAGCCCATTGATTGAAGAATCTGTTAATGATGCAGAATTATCTGGACCAAGCATGCGAATGAGTAAAACCACATTAGACCAATATGGATCTGATCCACCCACAACAAAAGCTGATGGTGTGTAATTTGCACCATAGCGCCCACCATTTCGTTTTGTCATACGCAAACCGTTGATCATGAATGATGACTTAGCTTGCCAAGCTGTCAACTTAATAAACTTCAGTGAACCAGTACCAGCATCTAATACACTTAAATTGCATTCGCCATTTTTTGTACCATCGATATAGATGTCGAGATGATCGCCAATTTTCTCTACTGCAAAATCAAAGTAGGTATTTTGCCCAATTGCAAATTCAATGCTGTAATTGACCACTTCTAATTGGTTACCGATAGGATTGAGATAATTGCCCTGAATCCCTAGTTTCATTGTGCCAAGCGAAAAATTGTACAAAAAATTGATATGGTATTTTTCTGATGAAATACCATCAACCGCACCCACTGTGATTACCCAAGTCCCACTATCTTGATTAGCAGTTAAGTTGGCAGTTGGTGTTTTTACACGTGCTTCAAGCGTATGATCTTCTACAGCACTTAATGACCAATGCGCCGATGACTGCATCATAAGAGTGTCAAAGAATGCAGCAGAACCACCATTCGCAGCAGTATCAGTTTTAATGATCACACCATCATTGGTTACTGGGTGAGTATTGGCAGAAATATCAGAAAAATTTCTACTGTTGTTTGTCCCTGTCATTGGGATATGTAAGGTTGTTTCAAGATCACCAATAAAGCGACGTGGTACATTCCAAATATATGGTGATTCGACATTTTGTCTATCCAGCAGCTGAACATTATTTGCATCATAAACTCTAATGTTGTACGTACTATTATCTTCAGATGCAGTGCTTGCATCGAGAAAACTTGGAGCTAACGCAACTTGAGTTAATCTGTTTCGAGGCTGCCATGAAATACTCAATCCGTTACTAACATCAGTTGAAACTGGGAAAAATGCATTATTTAGACGCACGTTGGCAGGCGGATATGGGCGCGAAAGACGGTTAGAAAGTATTGCTGTATAAGCTGTAGCCAAGTTTTCATCAAGTTCGTCAGATGATGTACTTGTGATGAACTTAAAATTCGCAGTTTGATTCATGCTAAATAAGCGGTTAATAGCATTGTTTAAATTGCTATAAATATAAAACTTCGTACCAGCAGCGTGACTTACTGGTAAGGTATCAATACAACCACGTGCCAATGTCACCGAGTTTAGATTTATGTCTATCGCTGTAACACGAACTATTTCACTTCCTAACAATGCTCGATCACCGATCTCAACATTCTCAATCAAGTCATTCAAAACACATGTCACAGCTGACGCTGTTTGTGGAATTGAACTCGCAATACTTGAGATGAATGCAAAATCACTTGTGCCTGAATTGATATAACTTGTCTCAGTTGATGCTTTAGCTAGAAGATCAAATGAGATGTGTAGAGGCGTTGGTTGCTGAGCAACAACTGCAAAATAACCTTGGTTGTTCTTTAATTGTAAATCTGTGACGGAAAAATCTTCGACCAACTCATAAAACGGAATCTCATATATCAAGGGATTTGTGATATTGAGTGCCGTTGAAACAGGTGGTTGCCAAAGGCTTGGCTGATCTTTGATATAACTGGTTGCTGGCAAGCCAAACACGTCTTGAATCGCTGTGACCGTGATTTCACCGTTGGTAATATTGTTATGTTCAACACGGATCGCTCGTAACACAATCGAATCGATACCACGCTCAGGTGAAGAAACTTTAAACACTGACATCGGTTGAAGCGTGTAAGCACGTCGGTCAAAAACCAGTTTAAATTTTTTGATTCCAGCTTGACTGGGCTTCAGATCACGTGCAGCCAGACGAGCAGCAAGTGAAGCAGTTGGAATGCCTGCATAGCTCTTGTTTTCTGAGATCACACCGTATTTTTGAATCGATGCGATAGATAGAGTGTTCCTGGTGTTGGATTGTTCGGAGACACGCTCATATAAGCCATTCGCAACAGCATCATCAAAAGTGATTACCATCACTACAGCATTCTCTCCGTAGCGACCTGCAAGGATATCTTCTTGCATTTGGTAAAATGGATTCTTCTTGCCATTATGCGAGCTAATAAGAACAAGTTCACCACCCCAAATGAGAAGTGCTGTTGCTGCATCTAATACAGCCTGAACGTCTTGATGGAACGCAGCCTCATCAATAATGACAATACCTTGCAAACCACGTAGGCTGGCTGGACGGCTAGATAAAGCCACAATTTGAAAACCACTAGCTAAACGAATACGCCATGCCGTAATTTTTCGAGTCTCACCATTTTTTTGGTTTTGATCTTCAAAAATAAATTCTTCAATGGATGAAACACCCATGGCTTGAGCTTCAGCAATAATGCGTAGAAATTTGGCACAGTAGCCGATGAACTCTAATCCTTTCTCCTTAGCATCAGGAATATAAAAAACGTTACTGCCACCAGCTTCTTTGCGCGATGCAGCTCGAATGCTTTTTTCTAAAGCTTCTGCAAAGGTGATACCTGTTCGACGACCCTTTGCACATAGTTTAATTTTGGCTTTGATTGAAACCCACTCACGTTGATGCTTCATCAATACACCTTCGGCAAGTGGATCAAAATTTTCAGGAATTGATCTGACACTTGGCGGTAATTCTTCCCAACTCACTGAGCGAATCGTATCGCCAAGCGGCTTCATTTGAGCACCCATTAACGTACCACTCCCAAGAATTTCTCACGCCAAAACATTGCTTGATCATCCGTCATACCTTTTGAGGCAACTTCCTCATCTAGAATTTTTTCTTGCTCTTCCAGTAATTTTTCACGTGCAATACGCTCAATTTTCTGACGTTGATCAATCGACATACCACGTGCAGCGGTCAGCTCGCGTGATGCTTTAGCCAAACCACGGCTATTTATATGAAGTCATCACTTCATATAAGCCTGAATGCACCCCTGTAACGAGTCTTTCTATAACTTAGAAGATCTCTATGTTGAAGATTACACGGTGGAGGTTCGTTAAATGAAAAAATGCACTGTTGGCAACCGTCACAAGTGGGAACATATCAAAAATGTTCAGGTTCAAACCCAAACAACGAGAACCATATCGATCAGCTTAAAAGGTCTCTATAAATGCGCTTGTGGCGCTAAGAAATATGGGTTCATGCAATGATCAAAATTGAAGACATAAAAAATTTACCACCTGAAGTCGTGGAAAGCATTGGAGAAGTGGCATGAAAGAAAGACCAATCAGCCGACGTAGAAAACGCAAGTTAAGCAAAAAAGGTAAATGCGTTTACTGGTCAAAAAATCTTGAAACTTACGTATATGTTATGGAGCAAAAATAATGTGCATTTTAGCATTCTTTGCTGTATTTCTTATGGGTTTATACCACTGCTTCAATGAAGCAAAAATGGCTTGGAAAACGCGCAACAGTACTGGTTTAACAGTTTTCGAGCGTCGTTCTCATATGCTAAAAGCTGGAACATCTTGCAGCCTCGGTGTGCTTGCTTTAGTTGGTCTATTTGATGCAGCTAAGGGGGTGTTTTAGATGGGTTATTTTCTATGTGGTTTTATCATTGCGTGGCTTTGGTGCAGTTCATATACACATAAAATGATTGCACTTGAATGTGAACGTTTGGGTGGATTCTTTTTGAATGATAAGACATATAAATGCCATTTAATTGTAGATCATTCGCAAGACACCTTAACACCACAGGTTATTGTCGATGCTGAGCGGAGATCAAACGATGAAGTTCAATAAAAAGGCTAACTTGATCAAGCTTATTCACGTAGCAAAAACCAAGCTCGGTCTTGAAGATGATGTCTATCGTGACATTCTCGAAAGCACAACTGGCAAAACAAGCTCAAAACTACTAACACCAGCACAGCTTGAGGCTGTACTGGATCGACTAAAACAACTGGGCTTTGAAGTTGAATCAAAAGATAAAGCTGGTGTTAAAAACTTAGCCAGCGATGCACAGAGCAAGTTGATCCGACATTTATGGCTTCAGCTTCACGAAGCTGGTCAAGTAAAGAACGGCAGCGAACTTGCTCTTGCTAAATTCGTAGAGAATCGAGTGAAAGTAAGTGCTTTGCAGTTTCTAAGCAGCAAACACGCAGACATGATCATTAATCACTTACGAGAGTGGTGTAAGCGTTGCGACATAGAGCGCATTAACCCTGAGAATTAAGGAGTACTGCCATGTCATCAAACAAGCAACTGGGGCAACACAGCAAACGTGGCAATGCATTACTGCTTGATTTACGTGATCAGGCAATTATACTCTTTAAAGACGCGAACATTGATGCAGACAAATCTAGTCAGATTGCTAATGAGCTAATTTATTTAGTAGCACAGCACTGGGGTGGTCAACTACTTTATATAGTTAAGGCTGATCGTTTTGATGCTGATGATCGTGACATTCAAATCTATAGAGATTTTGATGGTCATAATCATGCAGAACTAGCTCAAAAATATGATTTAAGCTCAGCATATATTTATAGAATCGTAAAACGTATGTTTGAGCTTGAGAAAGCACGTAGGCAACCTGATTTGTTTGAATAA